AAACTGTTGTCTACAACTGAAGAGGATTACGTAATTGCATCTGACACAGATTCAATTTATCTTAATCTTGGACCTATTGTTGATAAATTTCTTGGTCACAAGTCTAGTGATAAAACTGCAGTTGTGCAATTACTTGATAAGATCTGCCAAGACAAACTGGAACCGTACATCGATACGTGCTATCAGAACTTGGCGACGTATGTCTCAGCATACGATCAAAAAATGCAAATGAAACGTGAGAATATTGCTGATCGTGGTATTTGGACTGCAAAGAAAAGATATATCTTAAATGTCTGGGATAGTGAGGGTGTAAGATATAGTGAACCTAAACTTAAGATTATGGGTATTGAAGCTGTCAAGTCTTCGACCCCTGCACCATGTCGCAAAGCTATTAAAGACGCATTGAAAGTGATGATGAGTGGTACGGAAGATGAGATGATTGACTTCATAGATCAGTTCCGTAAGAAGTTTAGATCATTACCTCCAGAAGAAATATCATTTCCTAGAACTGTGAGTGATGTTGTCAAGTATAAAGGTAGAAATGCAATCTATGAAAAGGGAACACCGATTCATGCAAGGGGATCTCTTCTATTCAATCATCATGTCAAAAGACTTGGATTGGAAGGAAAGTATTCTCTGATTGGTAATGGAGAGAAAGTCAAATTCTGTTATCTTCGGAGTCCAAATCCTATACATGAGAATGTAATGTCATTCATTCAAGACTTTCCAAGAGAGATTGGCATTGAAAAATATATAGATTATGACCTCCAGTTTGAAAAAAGTTTCTTAGACCCCTTGAAAATTATCCTAGATGTGATACAATGGAATGTAGAGAAAACAGCTAGTTTGGAATCCTTTTTTTCATGATTGAAGTCCTAGTACAAAATGACCCCTACAGGTATGTAAAAATGCCTAATCCACTTGAAAATGGTCAACCTGATTATCGTATTCAGAAGTGGAATAATCACAATGGTTACAAAGACATGTATCTTTGTGACAACTTCATGCAGTTCAAAACTGCGATTGATGATTTTGAATATACCAAGTGGTTAGACCCCGCTGGAGTTCCATGTTATATTAAGGAGGACTAATGGATTTACCAATCGATGATAAAGAACTAGAAGTCATTATTGAATCTGTATCTGATGTAGACACAGAATTGACTCGTAAATTAAGATTGATACAAGAAGTAAGAGATGAGAACCCTGGCGGGCCTTATAAAAAAATACTTCGTGAAAAACATGGAATGGTAATTTGATGGATTTTTTAAAAGAAATAGTAAAAGAGATTGGTGATGAGTACACCCAAATTGCAGCAGACATAGATGAAACAGAAAGATTCATCGACACAGGATCATACATCTTTAATGCAGTGGTTAGCGGTTCCATTTATGGTGGTGTTTCTAGTAATAAGATTACTGCCATCGCTGGTGAAAGCTCTACTGGAAAGACTTATTTTGCCCTTGCTGTTGTCAAGAACTTTTTGGACACTAACCCTGATGGGTATTGTCTCTATTTTGATACTGAAGCTGCAATCACCAAGGGATTACTTGCATCTCGTGGAATTGATCAAGAGAGACTTGTTGTTGTAAATGTAGTTACTATAGAAGAGTTTAGAAGTAAAGCTCTACGTGCAGTTGATATATATCTAAAGACATCTGAAGAGGATCGCAAACCTTGTATGTTTGTGTTAGACTCATTAGGTATGCTTTCTACAGAAAAAGAAATCAGAGATGCACTCGATGATAAACAAGTCAGAGATATGACTAAATCTCAACTTGTCAAAGGTGCGTTTAGAATGTTAACACTCAAATTAGGTCAAGCAAATGTCCCACTCATTGTCACAAATCATACATACGATGTCATCGGAGCTTACGTACCAACGAAAGAAATGGGGGGAGGTTCTGGACTCAAGTACGCAGCAAGTACAATCGTTTATCTCAGCAAAAAGAAAGAAAAGGATGGAAAAGAAGTCATCGGAAACATTATCAAAGCTAAGACTGCTAAATCACGTTTGAGTAAAGAGAATCAAGAAGTATTGATTCGTTTATATTATGATGAAAGAGGTCTTGATAGATACTATGGTCTTCTAGAACTAGGAGAACTTGGTGGTCTATGGAAGAATGTGGCTGGTCGTTATGAAATGAACGGTAAGAAAATTTACGCAAAACAAATTCTTGCTGATCCAGAAACTTATTTTACTGATGAAGTAATGCAAGCTTTAGATGAGATCGCACAACAACAATTTAGTTATGGATAGAGTTGAAACAACAATTTTACGCAATTTGATTTATGATGAAGAGTATATCCGTAAAGTTATACCCTTCATTCAACCAGATTATTTTGAAAATAGTCAAGAGAAAATTATATTTGAAGAGATTGCAAAGTTTATTGTCAAGTATGATAAACCAGCCTCACAAGAAGTATTGATTATAGACATAGAAAAGAGATCAGATATCAATGAATCACAGTTCAAAGAAATAGTAGAGATTGTTTCTTCCCTAGATAGACAGGTTGTTAATTTTGATTGGTTGGTAGACACTACCGAGAAGTGGTGTAAAGATCGTGCGATATATCTTGCATTAATGAAGTCTATTAAGATTGCAGACGATCAAGATGAGAAGAAAAACCGTGATGCCATACCAAATATACTATCAGACGCCCTTGCTGTTTCATTTGATAATCACATAGGACATGACTATCTCCAAGACTATGAAGAAAGATTTAGATTATATCACCAAAAGGAGGAGAAAATACCATTTGATCTCGAATACTTTAACAAAATCACGAAAGGTGGTTTACCTAACAAGACTCTTAATGTCACGCTTGCTGGTACAGGTGTCGGGAAGTCTCTATTCATGTGCCACCTCGCTAGCTCCGTGTTGCTCCAAGGGAGGAACGTTCTCTATATTACAATGGAGATGGCAGAAGAGAAAATTGCTGAACGAATTGACGCAAACCTCCTAAATATTCCCATACAAGAGATAAGTGAACTTCCTAAAATGATGTTTGATAGTAAGGTCAATAGCCTTATGAAGAAAACACAAGGACAGTTAATTATCAAAGAGTATCCCACAGCATCTGCACACTCAGGTCATTTCAAAGCCTTACTCAATGAACTTGCATTGAAGAAATCTTTTAGACCAGATATCATTTTTGTTGATTATCTAAACATATGTGCATCATCACGTTATCGAGCAAATAGTAATGTCAACTCGTATTCCTATATTAAAGCGATTGCAGAAGAACTCCGTGGTCTTGCAGTTGAAGCTAATGTACCTATCGTCACCGCTACTCAGACGACTCGCTCTGGCTATGGTAGTAGTGATGTCGATCTTACTGACACAAGTGAGTCCTTTGGTCTTCCAGCCACTGCTGATCTTATGTTTGCTCTTATATCTACTGAGGAACTGGAAACGCTAAATCAGATAATGGTTAAGCAATTAAAGAATAGATATAATGATCCAACTATCTACAAGCGATTTGTGATAGGTATTGATCGTGCGAAGATGAGACTATATGATTGTGAACAGAAAGCACAGGATGATATACTTGACAACGGACAAGAAGAAGATTATAATAAAGATGAAAAAGTGAACAAAAAATCCTTTGCGGAATTTAATTTTTAATGAAAAATACTAAAACTTCAATATTACCATTTAATCCAGTCACTACGGAAAAGAAGGCATTTGTAATTAAAATGACTCCACCTATGGCGAGATACATTTTAAAATTTCATAATGGTGATAATCGTCAGTTGAAAAAATCTCAAGTTACAAAAATAGATCAATCAGTAGAGGCACATGATTGGTTGTTTGATGGACAACCCTGTTCATTTAATATAGAGGGAAACATCACAGAAAAACAACATGGATTAACCCACATTGCTAACAACCCAGATGATACTGCTGAGTATGATGTTGTAATTGTATTAGGTGTTGTTCTAGATGCTTTTTCAAAAGCAGCAGGTGCTAAACCTCGTCGTGCTCATGATGAAATTTGGAGAAAAGATAATTCTGTTCTCTCTTCGCAAACTGCTATTCTTGGTGATCTTTGCGAAAGAATGGGTAATAGACCTAAACTATCAATTAATAATGCAGTTGAAATATGGTTTAAGTGGAAAAAATACATTCAACAATCAGAAAATATATGTAATGAATTTTTAACACAAACACAAGATTTCTCTGGACAAACTAAAACAATAGGTGCTTGGGCAACTCTTTGTATAAAAGCTAAATGTGGTGAGGAGGTTAAAATTTTCCTTGATTTGCTGAAGGATGAAATGCTAGGTAAATCATCTACAAGGTTGACTTCAGATTTTATACAATACTGGGAAGAAAATACTCCTTATGAAAATAATGAAGGTAAACTTAAAGTAATGTATAGAATGTTATGTGTTGCTATGGATAGAATAATTGAAAAATCAAGTGGTGAAATTGGATTTAACATGACTCCAAGTAAATTACACTCAAAAACTCTTGGTGGAGTTTATCAAAAATTCCTCGCCTAATATTTAATTTAAGTACTAATTATGTCTGGAGATTACGAAACACACAAAAACCAACAACCTCATGTAAGTTATGCAGGAAACAAAGTTGACTTGGAAAAGTATGCTCTATTCGTGGATGGTGTCACATCCAATCCCAGTAAAGATTATCAATCTTTCCTTGAGAGTCTTAGTGCCCTTGATGGAGAAGGTTCCAATATTCACAGGCTTCTTACTGCTGCTGTTGGGATTAGTGCTGAAGGTGGAGAATTTATGGAGATCGTTAAAAAGATGGTTTTCCAAGGTAAGCCTTGGAACGACGACAATCGAGAACATCTTATTATTGAGTTGGGTGACGTTATGTGGTATGTAATGCAAGCTTGTGCTGCACTTGATGTTTCAATCGAAGATGTGGTTGCAGGAAACGTAGAAAAATTAAAAAAAAGATATCCTGGTGGAGATTTTGACGTATATCATTCAGAGAATCGAGCAGCGAATGATAGATAATAAAGAAAATATTAAATGTATAAAATAATATACCC